TGATAAAGACTGAATATGATATATTCCTGCGCTCTCCTCACTCCAAGCAGACGGCTATCATCGAATCCAAATCAAAACGTAAAATAATCAGGGCGGGCCGCAGGTCAGGCAAGACGGTAGTCTGCTCACAGATAGCAGTCAAAGGCTTCCTGGCAGGACAACGCATACTCTATGCCACGCCTACGCAAGAGCAGGTGGACACGTTTTGGTTTGAGGTCAAAAGGGCATTAGTTGAGCCGATAGACGCGGGTATCTACAATAAGAATGAAACACTGCACACAATAGAACTCCCAGGCACTAAGCAGAGGATAAGAGCCAAAACCGCATGGAATGCCGATACGTTACGCGGTGACTTCTGCTCCCTGCTTATCCTCGACGAATACCAGTTAATGAATGAAGAGGCATGGGAAGTGGTCGGTGCCCCGATGCTGCTGGATAATAACGGGGATGCCATCTTTATCTATACCCCGCCTTCGCTTCACAGCCGGTCAACCACCAAAGCGCGGGACCCCCGGCACGCTGCCAAACTTTATAAGATAGCCGAGGCCAAACAGAAGGCATCTGAATTAAAAGGCGAGCAGCCAAGGTGGGAGGTATTCCACTTTACATCTCTGGATAACCCTATATTGTCAAAGGACGCGCTGGACGAGATAGCATCAGACATGAGCGCCATATCTTACCGGCAGGAGATACTTGCCGAGGACTTAGAAGATGTACCCGGTGCATTATGGACACACGCTTTACTTGACAGGACGCGTAAGCAATTAAACGAAGTCCCTGCCTTAACTCGCGTGGTGATAGGCTGCGACCCACCCGGCGGCGCTACGGAGTGCGGCATCGTAACGGCAGGCACCGCAAAGATTGACGGTGTACTGCACGGATACGTGCTATTTGATAATTCCCTGCGGGCCACGCCGGATATATGGGCCGGGGAGATACTCAAAGCCTACAACTTCGCCGGTGCTGACAGAGTGATCGGTGAAAAGAACTATGGCGGGGATATGGTACAGAACACCATCGAACAGGCCGCCCGCTCCCGCAATATGACGGTATCTTATAAAGACACAGTATCCACCAGGGGCAAGGCGGTGAGAGCTGAGCCGATAGTAGCATTATTTGAACAGGGGCGCTGTCATATCGTGGGGGATTTGCCTTTGTTGGAAGAGGAACTCTGTGGATGGATACCAGGGGAAACCAAGGAAAGCCCTAACAGACTGGACGCCTGCGTTTTCGCGCTAACCGAGTTAATGATTACGGGTAAAGACCCGAATATAAGGTGGTTGTAAATGAAACTCTGGCGCCGAATACTTTGTTTTTTTGGTATCCACTCATGGAATTTGCACTCACACCGCACAGGTTGGGCGCGTGTAAGTTGCCGCCATTGTTTCAAAAGAATATACAGCAGGAGTGCTTAAATGCCGACTAAAGACCCCATCAAGAAGGCTGCTGCTAACAGGGCAAGACAGGCAAGGTTCCGGGCCAAGAAGGTTGCAGAAGGTTCTAAGGCTGAACCAAAGCCGAGTAACACCCAAGTAACGCAGGGCGTTACACAGGCTGAAATAGACCAGCTCCCGCCGTCATTAAAGTATGCTGTTGACGCAGAGACCCGGCGCAGGCAAGTCTTGAAGATGCCGCTTGAAATAAAGGAAAGGCAGGAAATGGCTGTCCGCCGCTTCCGAGGATATTAAATGGGCGTATTAGACATATTTAGAAAGAAAAGCATAATAACCAAGGAGCCGGCCGTCCCTTACCTTTATAATTACGGGCAGGCCATCCCCCCAGATAGGGACATGCGCGGTTTTATAAACGCGTTTGGCGAAGTAGGATGGTTGTTTGCTGTCCTGAGTAAGATCGCCCAGGGCGTGGCCGACGCCGAATGGTGCCTATACACTGAAAGGAATGGGGAACTGACAGAGGTTGAGAACAGTCCTATCATGGCGCTTTTGGATTTTGTAAATCCGTTCCAGACATTCCAAGAGTTTATCGAACTGCATGAGATTTACATGGGGCTAACGGGTGAGTCATTCTGGGTAATCAACCGCAACAAAGGCGGCTTACCTGGGGAAATGTGGATTGTCCCGCCCGATAAGATATCGGTCGTCCCTTCAAAGAAAGATTTTATTGCCGGGTATGTTTACCAGATCGGAAGCGAGAAGATACCTCTGGACAAAGAACTGGTCATACACCATAAACTGCCCAATCCCTCTAATCCTTACAGGGGCCTCGGCCCTGTGCAGGCGTTAGCTTATGACCTGGACAGCGAACTGTATGCGGGGAAGTGGAACCGCAACTTCTTTTATAACAGCGCCCGCCCGGACGGGATACTGTCGTTTGACACTCTCTCCGAAGAGCAGTACACCCGCTTAAAACTGCAATGGAATGAACGGTATAAAGGAACTGCCAACGCCCATAAGATGGCGCTCGTTGAGGGCGCGGCCAAGTACCAACAGGTCTCCGTATCGGCCAAAGACATGGACTTCAAAGAACTCCGGCTCTTAAACCGCGACAACATCCTGGGGATATTCGGTATGCCTCTATCTGTCATGGGGATAACCGAGAATGTTAATAGGGCCAACGCAGAGGCCGGGGATTACACCTTTGCCCGTTGGATAGTCACCCCACGATTAAAGAGGTTGCAGGGCAAGCTTAATGAGCAGTTTATCCCTATGTGGCCGCACTCTGAGAACCTTTATCTTGATTTTGACGACGTGGTTCCTGAGTCAGTGGAAGAGAAGCGTGCCCTGGCAGAGTCGGGGATTAAGTCTGGTTACATGACCATCAACGAAGCGCGGGAACTTCAGGGCCTGGACCCGCTGCCCGAAGGCGATGTGCTGGTTGCGCCAAGCGCCAATCCTTTCGGTGGTATGACCCTCGGTGTAAAAAAAAAGTCATTCAGCGCTGAGCAGAAGGAATCTTACTGGCGGGGATATGTAACCCGCGCCGAGACTTATGAAAAGCGGATGATAACCGCATTAAAAGTAATGTTTAGCGCCCAGGAATCAGAATCCTTGTCCAAACTGCACGCCGGGTCCCGCGACCTGATAGATGACGCGGAGGCAAAGGCAACATATTCAAAACTGGCCACGCCTATATTAACTGACCTTATGAAAATGGCCATCGACAATGGCCAGGAACTAATAAAACCAAAACCGCATAAAGACGCGCCGGAGAATCCTCCAATGAGCGAAGCCGCCCGTAAATGGCTACTTACCCGGATAGGTTGGGCAGCCGCACAAGTAGGCGAAGAGACGGCCAGGTTGTTAAGCGAGGCGCTTGCCGATGGCTTTGCAGCAGGTGAATCAATGCCTGACATAGCAAAGCGCATACAGGCGGTATTTGAAGGATGCTCAAACCGCAGGTCTATCTTAATTGCGAGAACAGAAACTATCAGCGCCAGCGCGCAGGGCGCCATCGAAGGTTACAAAGAGGCTGAGGTTCAAGAGGTGGAGTGGCTCAGTGCTTTAGACGATAGACTGTGTGACGATTGTGACGCGTTAAACGGCGAAGTATGGCCGATTGACGATGCGATAATTCCGCCCGCGCATCCTGATTGCAGATGCTGCCTTATCCCTGTGGTATGAGATACATATTTAAGTTATCGATAAATTGTTTGATCACAGTTTCGGCCTCACCAGATTTTATAATTGTCTCTGATAACCTCAGCAACTTGTAATGGTTGCGCTTGATATATTTATTTTTAGCGGCATCGCGTTTGCTATTACGATGCCAATAATTACCATCACACTCAATGGCTAAGTTGAATTGAGGTAAAAGAAAATCAATCGAGTATCTTCCTAACTTGGCCTCCTGTTTGTAAGCGACCTGTAATTTATCAAGTATATTCCTGGTGGTTTTTTCGATTGAAGTTTCCCCGCCGTTACCACTGATAAAACGACGATAGCAGGATAATGAGCAGAAGCGAGGTTTTTCATTCGGGCGGTGCCTGAAAGTTTTGCCACATTGGTCGCATACCTTTATAGAAGCTGGGCGGCGACATATTTCAGAGCAGTGGCGGATATCCTGGCTGTGTGCCGTGAATTCCTTTCCGCAACGAGCGCATTTACGATGTAGTGTATTTATCCCGCGACATTGAATACTGCAAACAGTATAGCGAGTAGCGTTTGAAGCGGGTATTTGGAATTCCTTATTGCAGACAGGGCACATCTTTGAAACTTTATTTGATTGAGCAATTCTGGCGCAGGCATGGCCGCAATATTTTCGATGTGGCCGCCGTTTGTAAGGTATATAAGAAAATTCCCTTCCACAACTCAGACAAACGCCGAGTGTGATTTGATATTCTTTTGGTCTGGCCATTATTCAATTATATCAAATGCTGCCAGTAACCACAAACCAGGAGGTAATTTATGGAAACTATGTATAAAACCTTCCGCCCTGAAATAAAGGCGGTCAATGAGGCCACTGGCGAGATAGATATGCTTATACCAATGAGCACCGCCTCGGTTGACAGGGACGGCGAAAGCATTGACCCCATCGGCTGGCGTAAATCGTTGCCAGCCTTCAGGAAGCGCCCGGTGCTGCTGTCCTCTCATAACTACGGAGACCTAAGAAAGCAGATCGGGGAGTTTACTAAGGTAAAGGTGTCTGAGGACGGGCTATTTGCTTCTCCGAGATATTACATAAACGAGGGAAATGAGGAAGCTGACTGGGCTTTCAAATTAGCTTCAAAAGGCATGGCTGCCTATTCTGTGGGGTTTATCCCTAAAGCCTGGACAGATGGCGACGGCGAAAAGACCCCGGCCCGGACGTACACAGAGCAGGAGTTACTGGAAATTTCCCATGTGGTGGTGCCTTCAAATCGTGATGCCATTCAGGGACTGCGGGGCAAGTCAAAGGACCCGACCATCAACCAGGTTGTGGAGGACATAATCACTGACCTTGCCGATGCGCCGGTTGTTGACCTGGTTGGCGAGAAGGTTCCTGCCGTTATCGTGGCCACCACTACTAATAGCACTGATGATACCGTAACTGTCACTGAACATGTGGCCACCGAGGAGATCATCATCAATTCCCCGCGCGTACACAGTCAACAGGAAATCACCGACGAACTTGACTACATCAGGACATTGGCCAAAGAGAACGGCCTCTCTGATGAGAACCGCAAACTATTATCAGACATAGCACAGGAAATAGCACGCACACCGGCCAG